TTACTTATGAGATTGTCAGAACTTATGAAGTTGATATTTATAATTTGGAAGTGACAGTGAAGTAATATGAGTGGATTTAAGATTGAAGATGACTTTCAGGAACAGTGGGAAGATATACAGCATTATATTGGCTCTATTCAAGATAAGCTGGAAGATGATAATGCTGTTAAGGCTTGTTTGAGAGAAATTGGCAATTGCATAAAAAAAGCTGTTAAACAGTATGCTCCTAAAAGGTCTCAAAATCCTTCTTATTCTGATTCAGGCAAAGGCAATTACAAACATATTGTGGATGATATTACTTACAATGTCAAAAAAAGCAGGTCAAGTGGTCAGTACTATGTAAGTGTGCATGGTGGAAAATGGACTGGTTATAAATGGCTATGGGTAAATGATGGACATGTTGCCACTAATGGAACAAAGGTTCCGGGCAATCATTTTATTGATAAAGCTGAAAAAGCTTCAGAAAAAAATGTCCAAGATATCGTAGATAAGTACATTAAGAGTGCATTGGAGAAGGATAAATGAGTTTAATTGAAACAATAAGGGATTGCTTACAGATTCCTTTTATAGAGGAAAACAATGCTGTTATGGATGGCTCATTTACTGTTGAACCATATTATGCAGATAGTTTCTTTGGAGACGGTGCACCACAGAATGTGTCAATATACAGTTCGGTTGACCTCTTCTATGTAAACAGAAATGATGCTACAAGTAATGGTATTAAGTTATTTAAGGCATTAAATGAAGTTCAAGGGTGTTTCTGTGATAATCCGGATTTCACTTTTGAGAAAGAAGCTAATTTATGGCGCACTACTTTAAGAGTGCAGGAGGTATTAAATGAATAGTGTTAGCAAGCAGGCTTATAAGATTAACATTAAGCATCCTGTATACTGTGAAGTCCTCTCAGACACTGCCGAAGGAACAACCTACGGAGATGTTAAGAAGTTAGGAGAGGCTCAGCAGATTCAGGTAACAGCAATTAGTTCAACAGGCCAGTTATATGGAGATGGAGCAATCGTTGATTCTTCAGCAAAATTATCAGGATTAACAGTTGTACTTGATACAACTAAGGTTTCTGTTGAGGCAAGAGCAGATATTTACAATTACACAGTTACAAATGGTGTTGTACAGGTTAAAGCTGGAACACAGGCTAAGTATATTGCATTAGGATATGAAGTAGAGCAGACTTCTGGTGATTCAGAATATGTTTGGTTACTCAAGGGTAGACCACAGGCACTTAATGCAAATGTTCAGCAGTCTGAGGCTAATATCAACTACTCTACAGATCAGATGACAATTGATTTTGTTAAGAGATTAAGTGATGATATGCTTCAGTACTTTGCAGATGCTGCAAATGCAGATTTCACAAAGGCACAGGCTGACAAGTGGTTCCTTGCTGGACCATCATCAATTGTTACAGAATAATTAAATTAAGTTTGGGCAGGTCTTTTAGGCTTGCCCATTTTTTGTTATGGAGGGAAAAGAAGTATGGTTACAATTAATGTAAAGCAGGTTCCTGAAGTATGTATAAAACTAAAGGATAAAAGTTATATCTGTTCTTTTAATATGCTTGCTATGGCAAATATGCAGGAAGCATTTGGAACATTTGAAGGTGACGAAAATCTTGCAAATATATCACCAGCGCATATGTGTGCATTAGTCCTTTATGCAGGAATTAAAGCAAATGAAGAGAATTTTACAATGGAAGAAGCTAAAGCATTAGCAATGCAGATTGGTCCTGGTTCTTATGGTGAAATTATTGGAATGTTTAATGAAGCAGTTACCGATTCCATGAATGAAAAGGACAAGAAAATATTAAAAAAAATAATAGCCCAGAAGATATCAGCCTTAAAGAAGTAAATCTTTGCATTGATGATGTTTATTACATGATTAAACGGAAGTTTCATATGTCAGATGAAGACTTCTGGGCAAGTAGTTATAGAAAAATAAATTATTTAATTAAAAAACTTGCAGAAGAATATTCAGATGAAGTTCCTGCAAGTACACAGCAACCAAAAACAATAACATCTATGAAAGAAATAACAGGGTGGTGTTAATGGCTAATAGTTATAAAAAAGTCATTGCTCTCGGTCTTGATTACAGCGAGTTTCAAGGTGGTATTAGGGATTGTGCAGAAGAGATGAAGAAACTTGATTCTGAACATAAAGCCTTAACCAGTGAAATGGAAAACGTTGCTTCTGGATCAGATAAACTTGCAGAGAAAAATGAGTATTTGACTAAAAAAATCGAACTGCAAAATAAAAAAGTACAATTAGCAAAAGAAAAACTTGATGAATTAAAAAATTCTGAAAGTGCTACAGAATCACAGGTAAGAAAGGCATCTATTGCTTTTAATAATGAGACTGCAGAACTTAACAAGTTGAATAATGAACTTACAGATAATGCTCTTGAGATGTCTAATGTTAAAGCTTCTGCAACAGCACTTGTAACAGCATTAACAGCAGTAAGCACAGCTGCAATAGCTTGTGTGAAATCTGCAGCAGAATATGCTGATGAATTAAAGACTTTGTCAGAGCGAACCGGAGTCGCAGTTGATACTCTTCAAGCTTGGGATTATGCATCAGAAATGATTGATACTGATTTTAATACAATGACAAGTTCACTTCAAAAACTTGAAAAAACAATGGCATCATCTCCGGAAACTTTTAGAGAACTTGGAGTAAGCATAACGGATTCTACTGGACATATGAGAAGTGCAGAAGAAGTTTTTTATAGAACAATTGATGCACTTAAAAATATAAAAAATGAAACTGAAAAAGACCAGATGGCAATGGAAATATTTGGAAAGTCTGCTGATGAACTCACAGGAGTTATTAATGCGGGATCCAGAGGATTGCAGTCATATAAAAATGAAGCTCAAGCATTAGGACTTATTCTTTCACAAGAAGAAGTAGATGCAGCGGCAGAAGCACAGGATGCATTTGACCAGTTAACTAAATCTTTCGAAGTAGCAAAGATGAAGATAGGTTCTCAGCTTGCGCCAGTTATAACAGTTCTTGCTAAAACAATCTCAAGTATTCCTGCTCCTACTCTTGCAGCTGCAGCCGCTGTAGCATCATTAATAGTAGTTGTTGTTCTTCTCATTACTACTATTGCAAGTGTAGTAAGAGCATTTAATACTATATCATCAGCAATAGGTCTTGCTACTGGAGCGATGAATCCACAGTTGTTAATGGTTGTTGCGCTTGTTGCTGCGCTTGCTTTATTGGCTTATGCAATTAAAGAAATAATTGAATTGTATAAGCAATGGAGAATGGAACAGGAACAGCTCAACAGGGCAACAGAGAATTTGCAGGTGGGCATTTCAAAAGCAACTGGTAGAGGTTCTGGTGGTAGAGGTAATTCAAAGCACAACGCAACAGGAACAAAAAACTGGGAAGGCGGTTCTACTTGGGTAGGTGAAAATGGACCTGAAATAGTAGATCTTCCTGCAGGAACAAGAATCTATAACAACAATGAAAGTAAACAGCTTAGCAGTCCAACATACAATATAAGTATGAATGTTGATATTACTAAGTTGAAATCTGTTAATGATGTTGTTGAAGCTGTTCAAGGTCTTGGGATGTCTGCTAGTGTAGGAGGTGTAATTTAATGGGTAAAAGATTTATACGAATACCTTTAGCCTATGCTTTACAAAACGGAACAGAACGAAAAACAAACGGAAGTATTGAGTATGGTTATCCAGTAAAAGGGACATACAATGATAGAAAGTTAGAATATGAAAAGCATGCTGAATTATTTTTCAATATTCCTGCTGATTTATACAAGTACATCATTGGTGTTCAGAGATTGAACTACAGAACAGAATATGAGTTAGGGATTGTAATACCAAATCATTGTTTAGAAATTTCAAGACAGATTCGTTATAACAAAGTCATCTATTACGGAAAAACATCTTATGAAACATTTGAAGATGTAAAAGACACAATTTTTCTGTCAAGTAAATGTACTGCTGAAACTAGACCAGGAGAAATATGGGACACAATAAGATTTTCGTACGAAGCAGACAAATTAGCTGATGAAATACCGTATCCAGATGATTGCATTCCATTGTTTTTTGTTCAAAACGAAAATCACAGGAATGATTTACAGATACTTGAACCAGATAACTTTGTTTTATCTTTTAGTGTTACAGCATCATCATTTCCTAATGTTACCAAAACTGATTGGGGAGAAATTTCTACATATTATGCTTACTACACAAAACTTAACAACATTGAAGATATTTATCTTCTTATACAAATTGAAGATATAGAAATTAATGTTACTCCAGTATATCCAGTTGCTGTATTTGTAAGGAAAGATAGAGATACAGTTGTTACGTGGGATGTAAGCAATAGCGCATATCGCGATACACAGTATTTATATCCTACAAGTAGTGTAGTGCAGATTACTGATGATCAGGGGAATACACTTACATTTAGTGTTCCTAACGGAGACAAATATAAAGAGCTGACAGTTAGTGATATAAGTTCTCTTGATATTGGTAAATGTACAGGAAAGATTATTGTAACAACTAATTATGGAACTGTAGGAGAAGGAAATCTTTTCTTTGAGTTAATTGGCGAATCTAGCGCTCCTGATATTACTTCTGTTACTCAAGATAGTTATCCAACAGTATACTGGGAATGCGGTAGTCAGATATCTTGGGAAATGATTATTAAGTCTGAAGGCAAAATTGTTTATCAAACAGGAATGAAGGCTGGAAATGATAAGCAGTTTACTATTCCAGAGTTGTTACCAGATGGAAACTATTCAATTGAAATGAGAGCTTTGAATGAATATGGTATTTATACTATATGGAGTTCTTATCCATTGATATTGAATCCACCAAAACCAATAGCACCAACAAATGTTATTGTTTCTTCAAATACTAGATTTGGTATTACTGTTGATTGTGATCCGCTTGAAACTGCAGGAAAGCTTTTAGTAGTAAGAAGAAAAGACAGTAAATCAAAAGAAGAGATATTGGGTGAGTATTCAGAAGTCTTCTATGATTACACAATTCCTTTGAATGAATCTTATGAATATACAATAAGGCATTATTCTCAAGGATATGCTGATGGAAAATGGGTAGATGGAGTTGTAAATGCTTCTGGTGTAGTTATAAGAGATTCAGAAAACTATAATAATATAGTTCATGTTTGGATGTCTGAATCAAACAATAACAACTACAGTTATGATGATGACAGATCTGACGTTTTAGTTTATTGCGTAGGAAGAAGCTATCCTGTTGCAGAAATTGGAGAATGGATAACTTCTGTAAGAACATTTGAAGGTTTTGTTTCTGATGAAGATTTTCAGAAATTGCTTAAAATAAAGAAAGAAAGTAAGAATGTAGTAATCCAGAGCAATAAAGAATTTATGCCTTGCCAGATGAAACTATCTGACAGCGGACAGTATGTTGAAAATGGCAGAATAGTTCGTTTTACAATGACAAGAATAGACGGTGATAAATAATGAATATTGAGTTAGAAGGTTACGAAAGGGAGCAGTTAATAGCTGCTCTTTTTTCTTCTGCTCGCAAAGTGCGTTATGAATTTACTATAAGCAATGCAGCAGAAGAGCATCTTGGATTAATTGAAGTCCAAAACGCTAAAGTTTCATTTGATTCTACATCAGAAGTAATGAGAACATTCACAGGAGAAGTTAAGAAGTCAGATTTGCTTAATTTGGAAAGTATTGATTACAGAATAGTCCCTTGGATGTGTCTCACAATGCCTAATGGAAAAGAAGCAAAGTGGCCACTTGGAAAGTTTATGATAGTTCCTAGTATGAACTCTTCCAATAATATTAATATGATTAACTTTGTTGGATATGATTTAGCAAAGATAGCTCTTGATGATAAAGGTGAGTCGAGAATATTTGTCTCTAATAATGATATTTATACTTCAGCAATAGGCTATTTGATAGCGACCATTTATACAAGATTTGATATTACAGAATCAGATTCAACTAAATCATATCCGCAGGAGTGGGAACTTGGAGAGTCAAAACTAAAAATTGTAAATGATTTGCTTAAAGGAATTAATTATAATCCGCTTCATTTTGACGAAAATGGAGTTGCAATTTGTAAGCCTTACATTGATACATCAGAAAGACAGATTGATTTCCAGTATATGGCAGACAAGACTAGCATAATTATTGATGGATTATCACTTGCTTCTGATAAGTATGATATTCCTAATAAATGGATTAGATACACAGAGAATCCTGAAGCACCATATTATATGAGTGTTTTTGTTAATGATAGTCCCAATAGTCCTTATTCTACAGTAAATAGACATAGATTTATTGTTGATTCTCAAGCAGTTGAAGATATTTCTGATCAAGTGACTTTGGACAGCTACACAGCAAGAATAGCAAATGAATCTATGCAGGGCACAGAAAAAATAGAGTTTTCAACTCTTAATATGCCTGGACATGGTTTCCAAGAATGCTTGTTTGTTGAAATACCTGAGTACGAAATAACAGGAAAGTACATTGAAAAAGCTTGGGAAATGGAACTTAAAACCGGCGGAACAATGACTCATGTTTGTGAAAAGGTGGTGAGGTTATGAGTCTTGCAAGCAATAACCTATTAAAGACTATATACAAAGGACAGAATCCTAATGATAAAAGTCAAAGAATGGCTGTTGTACAGGAAATAAATGGAACTAAAGCAAAGGTAATGTTTTATGGCGAAGAAGAAACTAGCCAGAAGTATTACCAAACTGTTTATGGTGTTTCTGTGTCGGTTGGTACAACAGTTATCTTAGAGAAAATAAACGGTAACTTTATAATTACAAAAAGAGTGAGGTAAAAAATGGAAACAATTCAGTACACAGTCAAACTAGATTTGACAGATAATGGCTGCTTTGACACAGGTTGGAGAATTAAACAAGGTGATAATGGTATTCCTCAAATATTAGCATTAGTTGTTAATAATGATGAACCTTTCAGCTCTGTAAATCCACCTACTATTGCATTTAAAAGACCGGACGGAAAAACTATTATTGGAAATATGTTACCAGTTGGAAACAGATATTCTTACACTTTTGCAGGTAATGAATTAGAAGTTGCTGGAACAATAATAATGGATATTAAGTTTAGTGATGAATCTGGAAGAGTATCAACAGCTTCTTGTAAATTTACTTGCGTAGAAGACACAATAGGATATGATCCAGACGGAAGCCACACATATAATAATCCAGTTTCTGAATTAGTTGAGATGGCCCTTGAGAACTCTGAAGAATCAGAGGCTTGGGCAGTAGGAACAAGAAATGGTGTCCCTGTTCCTGAAGAAGATGAGACTTACCACAATAATGCTAAGTACTGGGCAGAGCATCCAAGTGAAAGCACAATCGACAAAACAGTCACAAGCACAACATCGCCATTGACCGACTCGGCAGACGATACCATAAAAGCCATTACTCTGAAGGGTAATTCGTACAAGGATGGAGAAGAAATCATCATTCCGAGTGGGGATGTTGTAAGTCATAGTAAGAATTTATTAAATTCGACATTACAGACTACTACGCAGAATGGTGTGACTTGTACAAGAAATAGCGATGGAACATATACATTAAATGGAACAGCAACAGCTGAAGCGACATTCTTTTTGATTAATGAAACGAGTCTTAAATATCTGAATAAGACTTATAAATTGGTCGGTTGTCCACAATGTGGAAATGGTTCTTATTTCTTGAGAATAACAGATATAACAGTGGGTTCAAATTCAGATATTGGTAATGGTTGCATTTATACTCTTAAAGGTAGTGGAATAAGAGTTTACATTTCTGTGAAAAGTGGTACTAATTGCAATGGACTAGTATTCAAGCCAATGTTTACAGAAGATTTTTCTGCTACATACGATGACTATACACCATACGCAAAGAGCACAATCCACACAGACAGACCACTCTTATCAGTAAACGACATACGCAACGAGTTGATTATTGACAAGGATGGAAATGGCACTTTCACAGAAAGAGTAATTTTGCAGAATGATGAGTTAGTTGTAAAAGAAACACCAACAACAGAAGCACTCACACCACAAGAAATATCAACAATTCTGTCACTCAAAACATTTGACGGAAATACATACATCGACACAGACGGATGCCCATTTGAGATAACATACAACGTCAATTCGACAATAGGTACTCTGTACACAAAGACAGAAGATTTGCAGAAGCAGATTGATGAGATTGATGCAAGTGAAATCTACTCAACAGATGAGATTCTAATCGGTAAGTTTTTGGATAAAGACTTATTCAGAAAAGTGTTCAGAACAACTGAAAGTGTTTCAAGTTCAAACAAGGAATATGCACAGACAAATGCAAGTGGAATCAAAAATATCATCAATATTCATTTTGTAGTTGAACATTCAGATTTCGCATGGTGCATTTCAGCTCAAGGTACAATAAAAAATGGACACATATATGCAGAGGGTAAGAGCAACGATACACCAACAAGTGGAATGTATACAAATATTATTGTTGAGTATACGAAGTCATAAAAGAAAAGGAGATTAAGCAATGTTTGAAAAGTATTTTATTGTTCAGTTAATGATGAATCAGAGTGGTGGCACAAGCACAGAATCCACAATGTACGATGATGAGAAAAAGGCAATCGACAAGTTTAGTGACAAGGCTAGTCAGTTAGGTGGAAATCCACAGACAAAATTCTGTAACCTTTATCTTTACAACCCTAATGGAGATGTTATCAAGTTTGAACAGATTGACAATGCAAAGTATGGTAGTCCATCAGTTGAAGAGTAATACAATTTAATATCTTGCCATCCATCTTCATAGGTGGGTGGCATTTTCATTGTGGAAAGGTTTATTAAAATGACAACATATCAAATATTATGTTTGTGTTCTGTAAGCTCTGTATCAAGCGCAATTATAGGCGCATTAATTACAAAGCTAGTTTCTATCAAGAAAGAGAATACAGCCCTTAAAAGAGGCTTACAGGCGCTTCTGAGAGCACAGATGATTAATGATTACAATAAATGGAGTGCTAAAGGATATGCACCTATTTATGCAAGGCAGAATTTCCAAAATTGTTGGGATAATTATCATGATCTTGGAGCTAATGGAGTTATGGATGATATCAAGACTAAGTTCCTGGCATTGCCTACACCACCAGACGGAGTAATAAATTAATGAAGAGTAGAAGGCGCAAAAGAAAAAGAATTTCATCTCTTACGTATTACGTAGTATTTAGTATTGCAGTTCTGCTAATTTATACAGTTGCTGAATTATTAATATCAAGCATAACAGGAACAATTAATGATACATTAACTACTTGCTTCTTTGCTGTTTTTGGTGGAGAAATATTAACCTGTGCCTTGATCAAGATTTTTAAGTTGAAGGAGGATAACAAGAATGAATAGTGAAATATTTACACAGATAGTTGTAACCTTAATTATGATTATTGGAGCAATCATTTCCAGCTATGTGATTCCTTATTTACAGAGTAAGTTTCAAGCTTCAGAACTTGATAAGCTTATGGACTTTGCTAAAAAGTCTGTTGAATGGGCAAATCAGACTATTCCTGCTGAAGAATGGGAACGCAAGAAAAAAGAAGTTATGAATCTTGTCATTGATTACATGGAAGATAATCTGAAAATTAAGTTATCAGTAAAAGATATAAATGTAATTATTGAAGCGCTGGTAAATGAAGCAAAGAAAATAATAAGGTAATGCTTATGATTCTGTATTATATGGAATTAGTTGGAGTAACTTTAATAGTTGGAGCAGTCTTATCATTATTTAGCCTTATATTAAGTGCAATTGCTTTTAAGATTGCTTCTTATTTTGAAAAGGATGATTAAATGGGATATACATTAAGTCAAGCAAATGAATTTATCAACAGGATTGCTCCATTTATCTTTGAGGAATCGGTAGCAAGAGGTTATAAAATATGTTCAACAGTAATTGCACAGGCCATCATAGAAGGAGCTGCAGGAACATCTTCTCTTGCCAGACTATACCATAATCATTTTGGAATGAAATGCGGTTCTTCCTGGAAGGGAAAGTCTGTTAATCTCAAGACTAAAGAAGAGTACACAGTAGGAACTTTAACTACAATTAAAGACAATTTCAGAGCATATGATTCAGATCAGGAAGGAATAAAAGGATATTATGACTTTATTTCTACTAAAAGATATGCTAATTTGAAAGAAGCAAAGACATACAGAGAGTATGCAGAGATGTTGAAAGCAGATGGTTATGCAACATCCAGTACTTACGTAAATACACTCTGTAGTACAGTAGAGAAATACAATTTACAGAGATTTGATTCTGTAAAAGAGGAAGAAGTTCCATTGCATATTCAGAAGCGCAGGACATTAAAAAAAGGAATGTCTGGTTCTGATGTAGTATTTGTTCAGCGCATCCTCTTTGAACAAGGTTATCCAGTAGGAAAGATAGACGGTATTGCAGGACCTAAATTTGACCAGAGTGTAAGAATGTTTCAGACTGAAAAAGGCCTTGTTGTAGATGGAATAGTTGGAAAAAATACGTGGATCATGTTAGAGAAGTATAATTAACGTGAAAAAACTTTCGCTTTATTTCTTATATTTTGTATAATGTGAAATCTTTTTTCTATATTCATTTGTTTGAGAAAATGGATACAGAAAGGAGAATTTATATGAAGATCATAGCAGATTTAGTTGATAAGATTGATGAAGAAATAGAAGATGCGAAAGAATATGCAGAGAGTTATCTTCAGTACAAAGCAGAAAACAACAAAGCAGATTGGGCAGGAAAATACAAGCAGATGTCAACGGACGAGTTAAATCATGCAATGAATCTGCATTCTGTGGCAGTTGCTAAAATTGAAGAGCTAAAGAGAATTTATACTGCTCCAGTAGAGATGCAGGAAGCTTGGGATAAATCTCATCAGAGATACATTGAAAGAGTTGCATGGATAAAGCAAATGTTGTCTATGTGATGATATAATGGTATGATAATTTGTGTTAAGTAATGTTGCACAAAAATGGTAGTATACACGTAGTATACAAAATACCGCTTCAATACGCATAAATCCGAAATGATGACTTCTTTGAAGATGATGACGATGATGAGACAGTGACAGTTGAAAAAACAGAAGAATAACCCGAAAACATAGGAAAAACCGCTCCAAACAAGGGGGCGGTCTTTTTTTGTGCAAATTTACTTTAGAACAAGTAAAAATAAGTATGTAGTATACGTGTAGTAGACAAGTAGTATACAAGTAGTTTACACGTAGTCGACAAAATTAATCTGATAATTAAGCTCATCAATTGTTAAGTGAGTGTATACAGATTCTGTTATTGAATCAGGAGTATGACCTACAAGTCTTTGTATGACAAGGTTATCAAGTCCACACTGTCTTGCCTGTGTTGTGAATGTATGCCTTGTGTCGTGTGGTGTATGTACAATGCCAAGCTCTTGATCAAGAAGCTTCTTTTCTCTTCCCATATAGTTCTTATAAATGATTCTGCTACCATTTGGCTTAACTGCAATGTATTCAGAGTTTCTATCCTTAAATACTTTGAGCAATGGCAATATCTTTTTATGTATTGGAATTACACGTGCAGAACTATCATTCTTTGCTATATCTTCTGGAATAGTAATTATTTGCTTATCTAAATCAATGTTGGCCGATTTATTGCCCAAGAACTCATTTATACGCATTCCAGAGTAGAGCAGAATAAGTAGCATTGAGCATTCCCAACGGTCTGCATTCTTCCACAGGTATTCAACTTCTTCAGCTGCATAAAGAGTTCTTTTAATGTCTGTTGCATCCTTCTGGAACTTAACATACTGTGAATAATCTTTTGAAACATAATCATTCATCATAGCATATTCATAAATCTTACTCATAACTGTTTTTATGTTCTGCTTTGTAGTGGATTTCTTGTCGCAACTGTCTATTATGTCTTGCAGTTCTTTTGCTCTTACATCTCTCAATTTTGCCGTTTTAAGCGGTTTTAAGTAGTTATATGCAGAATTGTAGCAATCCATCCTTGATGCGCTTATTTGAGGCTCTAAACGTGATTTAACAATGCTCCAGATGTCATCAATTGTTACATCATGTTTATCAACATCATATGGATTATCAATATAATCTGCTAATGCCTTCCTTGCTTCTTGCTGAGTGGCATAATAACCAAGATATTTGCGCTTCTGCTTATATGTATCAGTCTTTGCATCATATTCTGTTCCTGTTGTCAGAATGACTGCATAAGGCTTCCTTCTGTTACCAGAAAGCTTGTGTATACATCCAGTACCATTAGCATTCTTCATAGTTTCCCCTTTCTTGTGTCATTTATTGTACTTTGAAAAATTTTACTTATAAAAAATATCATCATTTATTTGTATATTTTCACGTCTTGATAAGAACAAATGTTCACTATATAATCAAAACATCTTAATTAAAAGGAGGTTTTGCAAGTGGAAGAATTAAAACAAAAACTACATCAAATGGTTGATAGTATTGATAACCCTAAAATACTTGAAAACCTCATTAATTTAACTGACCAATATGTTACTTATTATTCTGGTCAACGAAAAAACGAAGAAGATTAAGAACCGCCTGCTGTTGTTCTGGTGTTGCTCTTGAGAATAAATCAATTATTTCTGCTATTCCTGGAGCAACAGTTGGAATAACTGGTTCTGTAAATCCCATCAACCAATTAGGATCACAATCAAAAATTTCTGCCATTTTCTTGATAGTAGGTCTTTTTATATTTTCAACAATTCCTTTTTCATATTTATTAATAGCAGAAGCTTTAACACCCAATAGGTTTCCAAGTTCTTCCATTGTCAGACCTTTTTCAAGTCTTTTTATTCTTATTCTTTTGCCCATTTCACTCATTAGACAACACCTCCTGAATTGCCTTGATTTTAAGCCATTTCTAACACAAAGTAAACCTTTTAAGACAAAAATATAAAAAATTGTGTAAATATGTCTTGACAAGACACAACATGTTGTATATGATGAATTTGTCTTTTTAAGACACGCAAGAACAGTATACGATAGATGGGCAAGGTTAGAAGATAACAGCTAAAGGCACTAGAAACACATACCATTGAGAAAACCATAACACGAACTAGACAGTAGGCTGTCGAACAGAAATGTTGAATAATCGGGTGGAAAGGTCATTAGGCGGTAGAAGTTCTTGCGTAATATAAAAGAAAGGAGAAACGAATGAATAGCAAAGAATTAAAAGTTGAAATGCTGCGACACAATGAAACTGGTGAAGATCTAGCAAAGGCAATTGGCATTTCAAGGCAGACATTATCCAGAAAAATGAGTAAGAACAAAAAAACTGATTTTACTCAGGGAGAAATTGCCAAGATCAAGAATCACTATTCACTCACTAATGATAGAGTGAATGAGATTTTTTTTGCAAATTAATTGTCTTAAAAAGACAAAGAAGGGAGTATGAATGACAGGTAATGTTCCAGTAAAGGTAGCATCCAGAGTTCTTGGAAAATCGCAGCTGTATGTAAGAAGAGCAATAGAAGATGGAAAACTTGATATTGGATGCTGTTCCGGAAGAGGAAAGCGGAAAAGTTATTACATCAGTCCAAAGAAACTTTATGAACTCACAGGATTTGAATACCAGGGAGAGAAAGAATGAAACCAACAATTGAAGATTACATGAACTTCATTAATTCACAGACACTGGAATATT